TGAAACAGACTATGGTTGGAAAGGTTTTGCACTAGAGATTGATCCTGCTAAAGCAGAAAAGTATACCCATTTAAGAAAAAATCCATGTATAGCAGCAAATGCTATAACTTTTGATTATGAAAAGGCTTTTCAAGAATTTAATGCGCCAAAACAAATAGACTATCTACAGTTAGATATTGAGCCAGCATCAAATACCCTGTCCTGCTTGTACAAAATTCCCGTAAATTATCGATATTCAGTTATAACATTTGAGCATGATTTATATGCCGATCCTATAGAAAACAATGTAATTAAAAATTCTGCAAGAAAGTATTTGCAGGGTCTTGGATATAAACTAATTGTTTCTAATGTATACGCACCTAAAAATGTACCTTCTCCTTTTGAGGATTGGTATGTAGATCCACAGGTTGTTGATGAAGATATGTATACTAAATTTATTTCTTCTGATGTAAGACCACAGATGTTATTTAGTTAGATCCCACAATGTTCCATATTCTTTTTCAAGTCTTGAAATAATTGCATCATTTCCACCCTTTGATACATTACTTTTCCATAGTGCTGACTCTTGAGATCCAGGTACTCCTGGTGGGACTATTTCTTTTCCGCCTTTAACAAAGGCACTTCCCTTAAGCAACACATGAAAATATGTCCATATGTCATCGTTATCGTGTGATAGTTTTATGTACTTTTCTGTATCAAAGAAACTGTCTGGAAAGAAATTAGCAGGATATAAACTTCCAGAAACAGAGGTAGGAAAATTTAATTTATCTGGCCCGTCTACGTCATGAGATACATGCCAACTAACATAGGGCATCGGCTTCTTTTTATTAAAGATAATTTTTCTTGTTCTAAATGCAATTGGATGATCTCTGTATTCTTTGTGCTTCTCTAAAAGTTTTTCTGCTCTATCAGCAGGATAAACAACGTCGTCATCAAAGGTAATGATTATGCTGTCTCCATGCTTCTGCGCGGTAGGAATAATTTTATTGGCAGGCTTTAAATTTACACAAGGCTCAACTATAAGCCACCCTTTAAAAGCAAACTTTGCCTTCCTTATAAAGTCTAATTGTGCCGCCTTCCAGTCTTCCTCCGAAATATTTACCACTAAGGCATAGGGTCTTTTTGTTTGATTACTAATAGATTCTATTGCTACAAGAGCAGACTTAAATCTTCCAGGGTAGGTTGTCATGCTCGCAAAATATTTCACAGATTATCCATTTCAACAAAATCACATTCCAGCAAAGACTTTTTTGTAAGCGATCTAGTTTTTGAATCATTTTGATAAAATATTGGCATGTTTTGACAATAGATTTTATATTCAGGATGAATTTTTGCTAAAGCAATATCTCCAGCAACATGTTCTGTTGGATTTTTAACAAAATCATTCATTGTCTCAATACAAGTGGCATCGTATTCTTTGCTAAAATGTATTACAGCGTGTCTAGCCAACATGTTGTGAACTCTGTGATACTCTTCACCCAACTCTTTAATCTTTAGACTCCTTGGAAAAGGATCGTCCTTATTATGATTGTATCCGTATCTGCTAAATCCAATATACATTGCATCAGCATCATCTGGACATTCAATAGTTTTTCTAAATGCAAAAATATCAACATCATCTTCTAATATTAAAGCAGGATAAATATCGTTATCAATAATGTGTTCTAATGCGTTGGCGTGAGAAGTTGAGCAGCCAATGCTTCGCCCCTCTGCTTTGATCGCAGGAAATCTTTCAAAATTGGTAAAACCATATTCTTTTAAAAGAGTTTCTGTTGCCTTTTTTCTTTCTGTTTTTTCATCCAGGTTAATATAAAAGGTTGGAAGTTCTGTGATATTTATTTCCATCTACACTTATTCCTCTTTACCTTCTTCGTTAAAACCATTAAAGTTTCTTAATTTTTTAATATCGTCAACACTCACATTTATTTTTCCAAGATCTGAAACTTGTCCTTTTAACTTCTCAACATCTTGCTTTAGCATCATGTTTTCTGCAAGCATATTTGTAATTTCACCTTCATACAACATAGACTGCTTTGCAAATCTTTCAATCATTGTGTTTAGCAAAGCCTCTAGCAACTCTTCTCTATCCATTCCAAGACCTCCTCAATATTTCATGGTCTTTTACAAAAAATGATTGCTGCTTATTTATAATTTTTTTCTCTGCCCATTTTTTTGCTGCATATGGAGTTATAAATCTTTTGCTTGCAATCTGTTTTGCAATAGACATTGTATCATCAAGTTGCTCGTTTTCATATAACTCTGCCTTAAACCTAAATATTCGGGCATCTATTGGAAAAATTTTTGCCCAATGTTTTTCCATATTAATATTCCCTGTTTTTGTAAAACTCTTTAAAGTTTATACCAATCATTTTTTGATATTCTTCATAGAGTTTTTTGTCACCAATACCGTATATCCCTGGCTCTTCTCCAGTCAAGACGCTTTTTTGAACCTTCATAGAATCAATCTCTATTTGATTCCACTTAACCTTTCTTCCATGATCATCTCTCTGTGTCCAAACCTTTGGATGATTTTTTCTTGTGTAATAATGCCACAAAAGCATTTCATTAGGAGCATATATCTTCCATCCTCTGGTATATGCTCTAATAGAAAAACATAACTCTTCACCCATAAAAGATATTCTTGGATCGTAAGGAACTTCTTCTGTAATACTTCCTTGTGCAAAAACAAAGCCTGCAAGAATTGCATAGGAAAAATGTGGCTGGCTCTTATCTTCTATGGTTTCACGATTACCAGCCCAAGTATCTAAATAAGTTCTAACTACGCTTGTCCAAGAAGGCTCGCTCCAGTAATACGGATCTCCTTGTATATATTCATCTTTGCCAGTTGTTAAAACTTTATAGGGGGCAGGAAACTGACTAAGAATAACCTTATCTGTCTGTGCAATTTCTTTTGTTTCCTCTAGCATAGTTACCATCCTGGCATCCCAATTGGGAGCAAATCTCATGTGAGAATCTAATTGCAAAAAATAATCTTCGCCATTGTATTCGTTCATAAGCAAATGTCTTGCATACCCAGCACCCCTTGCATCTTTAAAATTCATTTGTAGATGATTGATGTTTGGCAAAAAGTCTAAGTCTGGCTGCCTATTTGGATAGTCTTGAGTTAAAACACAAAAGTTAAGGTCGTTTGGATACCTTGAATTTTGAACAGCATTGTTTAATGTTTTAATAAGTTCGGTATCACGATAACTTGCTACTGAAACAAATATCTTCATTAAATTTCTTGCCCCCCAGGAACATCGTAAACTGGATCAAGGGTGACATTTATTCCGTGTGACTCTATAATTTTTTTTACAGTATCCATATAAGAAACACACTTTAAACGCTCCCTGTCACTCATATGTCTCCAATGACTTTCATAGAAACGCAAAGCAATGTATGGTGGTTTAAAGTCGTACTCAACTATGTCCATTAGAAAGTTATCTGGTACTTTGATTGACTTTACCTGGCTCCTTATTTGTGGCGTATAAATCATTTTTACTCCATGGTTAAAGATTGCCAGACATCAAACCAATCCTTTTTGGTTTTATGACTGTTAAATTCCTTATCTATTGTACCATCCTTCAAATAAACTCCTCCATGTACGCCCCACTCTTTGTTGGATACTCCAACAGCAAAGCATTGCCTGTTTGCTGGACAAGACATACATAAAGCATCTACGCTCTTAGCCAATGCTTTATCTTCTTCGTATAGATCAAAAAAGATGTTTGTATCCATACCCAAACATTTAGCATTATTTTTCCAACTGTTCATTTGCTCTTCCAATGTTATTTGGTATGTGCCATCCGTTTTCGGTTAATGGAAAAATGTTTTTCTTTACCCATTTTCCATTTTTGTAAGCACCATTCTTATGAAACATGGCATTAGAATGATTGCTATACTTAACAACATCCCATCCGTTCCACTCAAGATCTTTTCTTGAAGATACAATATCTTCCATTGCATTTAAATCAGTTACTAACATGAATTCCCTTTTCCGATGTATAGATAATTTTTTTAATTCCTACTGACTTAATAAGCGATAGGCAGCGGGGACATGGTTGTGAATCTCTATCGCTTCCATGCCTATTTACCCTCGCAACATATATTTTTGCTCCCTTAAGATTTTCTCCAGCATCACGGATAGCAATCTCTTCTGCATGAAAAGAGCAATCTGTCTTAATGTGTTCTGGAGAAACAATCCTTGGATGATTTCTGTCTTTATTAAAACCAGTACCAAGAACTCTACCGCTTTTTACAACGACTGCACCATGAGTATTTCTAGACCTTGACTTTGTTGCAAAATACCTAGCAACACTCAAAAATGCCTTATCTGTTTTACTTATCATTATTTTAATATCTAAATATTCCAACTTCAACGCCCTTAAGTTCCATAGACGCTGTTAGTTTTGAGGGCCTTTGATTGGGGGTAGATAGAAATGCAAAGTAATTAAAATATTCTGCATTGTCTTCTATATAGGACGAAGGAACCCTATAAAACCTTACCTTAATCCCTCTTTGCTTTAGGCTGTTTTCTGATCTGTTGCAAAACTCAGCAGTAAAAGAATTAATCTGTGCTGGACCAGCGGTGTAAACATTGACTTCATTATCCTGCAAATCAGACAATGCGACACCCATGGCACGCAAAAATATATTATAATCAGAGAACTCTTTTGTTCCCTGTACCGCGATGTTCATTAGTTTTTCCAATCTTGCATGTTGTCCAATATATTCATTAATTGATTTACTTCTTTAAAGTCCATGCTAAAAGCATCAACAGGAGAAGCGTTTTCTTTATCTATTTCTTCGTCAATAACATCTGCTTCATACAAGACATTTTGAATAACCCAATATGCCTTGTCATCAACAATTGCCACCTTAATGAAGTTTTCATCATCTTCATTAAAAGGCTCTTGCATTTCTTCTTCCTCTGCCACTGTCTCAACAAGAAAATAGAAAAGCAATAAAAAAGATAAGGGAAGAAATGCTGAGACCTTTGCCAATATCTTTTTCATGCTTTGCCTCTTATGTACTATTTTATAGGTATTTCTTACTTTTGTCAAATATTTCTGTAACTAGTAAAAAGATCAGACCATAGACCCTTTGATACAGATCTTAAAGATTTAACCTTGTGACCTACAATTGTATCAGTAGGACGACCATTTCTGTATAACCTAATGAGTGCTGCTGGATCTTCTGGCGTTCCAGTAATAGTAAAGTCAGCACCTGGAACCTTTACTTTTCCATTACGAATTACTCTTGTAACCCTTCCTCTTGCCGTACCTCCGCTAGAGTTCCAGGAAACCATTTGTCCTACACGAACAGAGTCTGCCTTGTCCATTGTCGCAGTCATTTCTTCAACAAATTCTTTTTCTTCTTCTCTATCCATCTTTGGCATAACCAGTCCGTCTGGAATAGCGGCGAGCCTGCATTTGCCCATTGGCTCTACCTGATAGGAGAGAATGGCGCACCCATTGTTTTCTGGATTAAAGACATACCCTACCCAAATGCTAGATGTTCCAAGATCAAAAGGTCCGTATTGTGCAGCAATGCCTATCAATGCATCGTGGAAAGCCTTTTCTTCTGCCGTAAGCATTTCATAAAGTTCTCCGCGATATTTTTCAAAATCAGCAGAAATATTTTTTGCTGCTTCTGGCTCAGATGCATATAGGGCAGCCATTTGTCTTTCAGCAGCCGCTCTAGTTTCATGGCATCCTTCTAACTGGCTTGTTCCTTCTTTAAATACTCCATATCCAGAGCATTGTGACGTTCCTTGTCTAATTTCCCAGGGCATATTATTCTCCAAACAAAAAATTCCATGCGGCTGGACCAACGTCTTTACCACTTGAATTTTTCCTCATCTTATGATATAAAAGTCTAACCGCTGCCCTTGTTTGTTCATCATATTGAGCAGTATCTCCAGAAGGAAGCGGATAATTTTTTGCTATTAACTGTCTTTGTAGTCTTCTGACAGACTCGTTCTTTTTTCCAAAAGACAGTTTATCTTTTCCAGGATACTTAGGAACCTCTGTTTTTTCTTTTAATTTAAACAATTCTGGATCTTCATCTTTTGTGTTAAAAATTGGCAACTGAAATGGTCGCGGATCTTCATAACCCAATTGCTTAAAAACAATATGTATGTGCTGAGTGCATCCATAATCTCCGTGTCTCCAAGCCCAGAATCTATCTTTAAATTCTCCAGAAGCAATTCTATTTTTGTATGTAACACTTTGAATTCTTTCTGATCCTGGTACAGAGTTTTTAGCGTAATTAATTATTTGGTTTGCTAGTTCATCAGCAACTAATCCATCTCTCATTTTCCCTTTTGGACCAATTCTTGTATCAATATCTAATGCATAAACATTTCCATTTTCATGAACTTCGTGAGTGGAAAATACATCAGAAGACTCTTGATCCTCATGAGGAGTGTCAAACTCCTTGTCCCTATCTAGCCATCTCTTGTTAATTTGGTTTAACAAAATAGATGCCGCAGGACAAAGTTTATATTCTTGTACTTCGAAAACGTTATCTTCCATAATTATCCAAAAATTTTGTCATGTGTTTCTTGGCTGTATGATCCTTTTCCAGAAAGACCATGAAACTTTTGAAAGTTTTCAACAGCCTTTCTTGGATATCCTTGATGATATACCTTTTGAACATCACCCTTATAAAAATTAAGATCTTTAAGTCTGCAAGCCAGTCTCCATGCCGCTATATTTTTCAACTTTGGATTTTTTTCAGCAGCATAGATGTTATTAATTTTAGGAACAACCCCATCCCACATACCATTGTTAAAAATTGGAAGATTAAAGGGAGATCCATCTCTTTGTGCCTTGTTAGTAAAAGAAACGTGAATGTGCTGGGTATGACCCCAATTTCCCTTTCTCCATGTCCAAAACTTATCTGCATATGTACCACTGGCAATTCTGTTTTCATATACTACATATTTGAGTCTACCATTATCCTTACCCTCGCGTGCATACTTGATAAGTTGGTTGGCAAACTCTTCTGCTGTTGCACCAGTCTTCCACCCTGGACCAAAATTCTCGTCAATGTCAATGGCGTGGACCCAACCATTCTTGTCTGGATTATGGTCGCTCTTCCTGGCTTGGTGGGCTTTGTCCCCTAGCCAACCATCACTGCGCTTATCTCTACCAGGATACGCCTTATTCAGTTGATCTCTTAGGGTTACTCCCGCCTTTACAAGTCTTGGTCTAGCCATTAAATATCCTCCCCCACATCATATGCCTCTTCTGCTGTGGCATAGTCTTCTTCTGTCAACCCTTTCTTTTTAAATAAATCTAAGATACTCATGATTCCATTATATCATTCATTTGATTTTTCATTCCAGCAAATAATAATTTCTTCCAAACCATCTCTATCCTCTTCATCAAGTTCTTTAATTTTTTCTTGATTAAATGAGTTTTCATTTATTGATATAAGTGGCTCTCCTTCTTCATCAAAAACAACATCAATTAAATTTTTATTCCACAAAGAAAAAACAATATTATTAAAATCTTTTATATGTGCATCATAGATTTCTGGCACTAATTTTTTTGCCATGTCTGTAAATCTATATACATTGTTTCCTTCCTCATCAACGCTAACAAACTCAATCGCTCCTATTTCCAACAAATGCTCAATTGTTTCTTCTTCCAATTACCATCCCTCAATTTCAAGAGTGATATCTTCTGTTGGCTTTCCATGTAAAAACATTAACTTATTTAACAGATTTCTCGCGCAACACCCTGGTCTGCTTTGTATTGTTGTTTCTACTTGCTCTCCATCAATAATTAAAACACCTCTAAACCTGTTACCCTGAACTGGTTCAATGACAATCTGCATACTATAATTGTATCAGTTTTGTAGGCCAGGAAGGTTCTGCCCCTTCTATCTCCCGCGTATAAGACGGATGCCTTTACTATCTGGCCCCTGGCCCTACGATTAGTTGTAGACCAAGGCCAATATGCCAAATACTATAAGCAGAACACTAAATATGGTTGCAAAAAATATTCCAAAAGGAAACTTATCTTTACTACTTGTTGCTAGTATTGCAACATTACCAAAAAAGTTCAATGAAAATAAAATAATTGTAATGACGATGTATGTTGCTGTTAACATTTTTCCCTTTCTTTTAGAAAAATTTTATCACAAAAGACCAACGTTTGCAAGAAAATCTTCAACTTCTTTTGGTGCTGGTGGAGGCTGAATAAGGTTTTTTGCCCTTTCTTGCTCCTCATTATGTTTGGTTGCAGACTTCCATGTATGAATTTCTATTTCCTGATTTCGAACTCTAGGTGTATGAGATATTGAATTGTAAACAGATCCACACATTGCGTCTGCCAAGTCCTTTGACTTTTTCCTTGGGTGATCCACCTTCTTATCTGACACAATCTTAAGTTCAAGCATCTCTTCTAAAAGCAAATCAATATGGGGCATGGCAACTCTTTCTTCATAGATAAGCATTGCAAGATCTTCATAATGTTGTTTTGCTACCGAAAGAGTTTCTGTCTTTATTCCTACGGCTTTTAGTTCTTGCTGAATATCAAAAGATTGCCAGCGGTCAAATGTTACAAGCCCAAGATTAAATCCTTGTCTTCTTAGATTAATGATCCATTTTTTAACTTCGGAAAGATCTACAGGCCCTTCTTTTCTAGGCTCCCACCATGCTATAGCATCTACTACTATAAAGGGAACGATTTGCTTGTAGTCATTAAATGATTGAATCTCTACCCACTTTTCTACATGGCTAATAGCGACAGCACACTTGTCATGCTTTTGTGCAAGGTCTGCATGAACATAATAAATTTTTTCTGGGTCTGGCTTAAACGTAGGCTCAAGCCTTCTAAACTGATCTAGAGGGTTTCTCATGGACATTGCCTGTTCCACCTTGTCCCTTTGCTTAAAGAATGCATCTGAGGCAAAATTGGGCATACAGGCAAAACGCATTAAGGCGTCTCCTGGATCTGTATAGAAAGCGAATTTAAAGTCTTCTATTTTTCTGGTTGGATTTACCTCCCACGTTGGACGCTTAATTGCGAAAACCCCAGGAATTTTATATGAAAGAATGTGGTCCTCATCCCACTCAACAACAAACTTGTTACCATCTTCATCTTCTGGAAGGTCTGGGTTCATAATAAAGTTGTGTGAGCGCACCACAGTTTCTTTTTCAAAAATAACATCATCATATCTTTTAGAAATAAAATCTCCCTGATAGCGAGGGAATGAAAGAAGAATTACTTTGCCATAATCTGGAAAACGAGAATCAACTGATGCGCGGAACGCTTTATAAATAGCATCACCTGTTTTTGCATTTTCATTACCGCTTGTTGATTCTTGGGCAAAGCCAGAAATCTCATCAAGCACAGCAAGTATCAGGTTTAAACCCTCATGACTTTCTCTTTCTGAATGACCAGAGTAAACGGTAATAGATTTTTCAAATTCTACGGCATCCATCTTTGCATCATACTTTCCTGCAAACCATGGAGAGTTTTCAATCTTTGTTTTAAACCCTTTGAAAAAAACATTTTTTGCTTGTTGTGCGTTGATAGCAATATTAATTAGATCAATTGCATCTCCTGCGGGTTTACCAAAGTAAAGTGCTGGATCTTTTAAGCATAAAAGTTTATAAACTAGGTACGCAGTGCCCACCGTAGAAGTAAAATCTTTTCCAGATCCCTTTCCACATTGAAGAATAACTTCCTGTTTCGTATACTTTTTATAGTGCTGTGCTGCCTCTTCTTTACTCATAAATCTTTCAAGGTCTTCTTGACGATAAATTTGACTCATTGTTTCTACAAGAGTGTATTGAATCTCTGATAGACCTGGCTGACCTAGATAGTCTGAAGAGGTAACAAATTCCTTTACCCCTACAGGGTGCTCTTGAAATGGATCATCATCTAATACATCTAAGAAATCAGAAAAATCAAGATTCATAGATTACTACCGCCTCGCCAGATGATCCAGATATTTCCGCAAGTCTTTCTACTATCTCATTTCTAATGTCTGGTCTTTTGGCAGCAATATCTTTAAGAACATTCATAATCATTTCTTGTTTACGCTCTGTCTCAATAAGTTGATCCGCCAACTCTTTATTTTCTAAAAGTCCAGCCTTTTGTAGCATATCAATTCTTTTGTTTTCAATATCAAGAATAAGTTTAAGAGCGTTAGTCTTTGCCCCCAAGTTCTGTGCCTGCTCTGCATCTTCTACAACCTCATACGCTCTTTTGATGAGATGGTTGTAATGCTGGTCTGCTCCAGCCAACGCTTCTCTCGCCCTACTTCTAATGATCTCGTTATTGGCAATCATGTTACGCCATTCATTAAGAAGTTTGACAACCCTATTGCGAGGAATATCTAATTGTTTTGCAATTGCTGATTCATCTTTGCCTTTGATATATTCAGCAGCAACACTATTTACTTCTTCAAGATGTAATATAATATCCTTGTCCATTACACTCCTTTGGACATTTATTATAGCAGTAGCGGGACAGAATGTTGCCACCTTTGAATTGGTTTCTGTCCCGCTACTCTTTAATAGCACTTGTGGCCTGGATAATACCAGTGATGCTTTCCTTGTCCATGTCGCCATGCAGTAAAGAAAGCACGATCTTGATAGTACCTTGACCACTTATGAATAGGTTCATCAAACAAAGTTCTTATTTCGGCTGATAAACCATCTTTTGTTTTCTTGGATTCCTTTAGCATCATCCAGACAAGCCCATCTCTCCATTGAGAGTCCAAGAATTGATAGGCTCCTCTTGCTGAGGATGAAGTATTGGCGGCACGATAACTAAAACGGGACTCGCGCTTCATAATGCATTTGCGAGAACCTTCCCATTTAGAGTTGTACCATTTACCGCGATACAAAGATGGCTTAAAGCCCTTCATATCGTCAGCAATCTCAGACCTTGCAGCACGATGCTCATGGCTGAGATATACGACTTTTCCCGTCGCAGTTGGTGCAGACTTAGCATACACCGCGTCAGAGGCAATTGCAGGTGAAGCAATAGCAATTGACATTACCATTCCTGCAATACCTCCTATCAGTTTCGTTTTCATCTGTTTCCTCCTTGCGATGGCAACATTATTCTAGATTATCACAAAATGATCTCAAAGTCAATTAATTATGGGGGAAAGGTGATCTATTTCACACCTTTTGACTTTAACTTTCTCTTACGACGAATAGGAATTGGCTTAATTTTTTCAGGATAAAATGAGCGTTGACCGCAGTTTACCCCTTTTTCTAATTCGTAACAGTCAATCCATTCCTTGCCATTATCAGTTCTGACAACATGCTCTTTGAATTTAAATTTAGTACCCCATACACCATCAATCTTAATTACTTCACCCTCAGTAATGGTCCTACCGCTTTCTAGGGTGTACTCTGGGGTACGATTATATAGGTGACCCAACGGACTAACTATCTTTTTCCTTCGACCCATGATGGCCCTCCAGCCTTTTGATCTCGTCACTAATATAGAAAATAGCCTTTTTTAAATCTTCTATGTGCTTGTCTTCATTTTTTAGTCCTGCACGCCATAGATATTTAATGGCGTTACCTATATTATAGTTCCTATGACGAACAATGTCAATACATTCTACCCCGCTAGGATCACTTGTATAGTGACTTGGGTGATTAACCATATCAGTCATTTGTTCCTCCGACATATTTCTTGTTTACATTTTTAAAATAAACATGCTGTGGTCTTTCAATTCCCACGTTTTTCATAAATGGTATCGTGTAATACTCTTGCAACATTTGAGCAGTTTCATACGAAAATATGACAGCATCATCTCTAAAAGACAGAATCTCTTGCATGATATTTATTCCTTGTTCTGCCTCTTTGTTTGCCAGATTTTTATCTGGCTGGTGATCTCTGATAGTTGAAATCCTTGAACAATTAATATCTCTAGTTACTATAATTATTTTGTCATATTCAAGTGCGGTTGATACATCCACCCACCTATTTGGCATAGATCTATGGAAGTGTGGAAGGCTTTTGTGAGTTATGAGAAAATCTTCTGTCTCAATATCATTTTTTCCATCCCAATCATCAATGCTTTTAATTACACCAAGATTGAATGCTATCATCCTTGCAACAATCTTAGTACAACTAGAGGTTAGACCAACCACTAAATACTTTGTCACTTCTTTAGACCAAACTTTTTTAGTTGACGGTAAATTAATTGTACGCTAACACCGCACTCTTCTGCAATAGCCTCTGGAGACTTTTTATCAGAAATGTATCTTTTTTCCATGTATGCTTTTGAAAGGTGTAAGCCTTTACTTCTCATCTTTAACTACCTTTTCCCAATTTTCTAAGGCAAAGATCCCAATTCCACACGCATCAGCGATATCATTGTCGTCTACCTTTATGCCAAATCTTTTATTAACTGTACTGATAGTCTTTTGCTTTCTTCTTTCTCTTTCTTGATTTTTATACCAAGAATTTGATTTGCCTGGAGTCTTTTTTCTAATCTCTTCTTTTTCATCTGGTGTTAAAAGTCTTGTTCCAATAAAAGATTGCCACCCCATTGGTGTGACTCCGTATACATTTTCTACCCCGCCTAACTTTGCTGCACCAATAAGTGCTCCCTGGCTTAGGGCAAGATTGGCTGCGACAAGAGGACTGTTTGCAAAAATAGTTTTTTCAATTAAAATGTTCTCTGTACTAAATTCTTGAAAAAATAATCTAACTTTGTTTGCTGTGTCACCTATCTTGTCATAAATTTTTTCACCACTAAATCTTATTTTTCCATATTGTTTTAGTTTGTGATTTTCAAAATACGCAAAGGCCATGCTATTTGTACTTGCATCGATAGCACAAAAATTATTGGGTGCTGAAATTTTTAACTGACTTGCAATGCTATTTTTGCTCATAGTCAAACAACCCCTTTAATTCTTTTAGCATCTTGTCTACTTTTTTGTTATTGACCATACAAGAAGAACAAAAATTATTATCGTTATATATGGAAAGTAAAACACCACAACCACCAGCACACTTTCTTGGTTTTTGTGAACGCTTTTTTAGTTTACTTGCCTTATAGCGATCTGCAATTTTTTCTCTTGTAGCATTTTCTCTGCAATTGACAGAACAATATATTTGATATGAAATTGGAGGATCGAATTCATTTGCACACCAAGCGCACGATTTCATTACAGATACTCCAGAGGTTCAATCTTGTCCTTCCCTTTCGGGGCTGCATAGCAAGCCTTTTGCAAGGGACACTTCTTACAAACCTTTGAATTAGATCTGTATGGTTTCTGAGGAATTTCTTCGTTTTCCCATTGAGACCTTACCTTTCTCATCCAATCAAATGCATATTCTCCCCAGGCCTTGTACTCTTCTGTAGGCTCAACAGCAATTGCGTGAAGTTCGTGGGAGTTTTTGTTTTCATACAAAAGAATTCCAAGTTTCTTTCCAAGAACCTTCATGTAAATAATCAATTGCATAAGGTGATAGTTTGGGGGTTTAGCGTGCTTACGATAGGCGAAAGACTCTTCCTTCATTGTCTTAATTTCAACTACTGGCTGCTCTTCTTCCCATTGAATTACTGCATCTGCAAAACCAAAGATGGGGGGGTCTTGAGAGATAATTCTCTTTTCTTCCTCCACCATGATGCCTGCATCTGTAATAGCCTTTTGAATGCGAGCATGACCATCTGTTCCGCTTGCCATATTAGCAACAGCATATGCATCTGCATCATCTTCAAACTCTGCTCCAGTCCATGCAAGCCACCAATATCTTGGGCAGGCTCCATTTCCATAAACAAGTGTTGAAGGACTAAAGGTTTTCTTTGTTTTAAATTCTGGACCTCTATTCGCCACATATCCAGACTCAATCTTTGCAATAAGAGCCTTGGTGTCTATTGGTCCTTCTGGTTGTTTATCCATAACCTGCTTTAAAAAATTCTTTGTCATAATTATCCTTTGATTAAGTATTTTAGACTTTGACATAACTTGTCTATTTCTGCTGACGCTGTATAATAAAGATTCTTCTTGGCTCTATCGCTTTTATCGACATTTGCCATCCATGTAGCCTTTAATCCCATTTTTGCAGCAATTGCTTGCAATCTAACAAGTTCTATTGTTACAACATTAATAGGAATATCGGGCTTCATAATTATCTTAGCAATAAATTCAAGGGCAGATGTTAATTCTTTGTCGTCCATATACTCAGATATTTCATACAAACCATTAACTTCTTCAAGCGTTGTCATTTTCTATTAGCCTTTCTAGTTCAGACAATTCTACCACGGCAAGACGGGTTTTTCTACTTCCCTCGCCCAAAACAACAATAAGTGCGGGCGATTTTGATTTATCAACCTTAAGAGCGTCTGTTACAACCTTTGCCCAAACATCTTGCGTAAGACTAAAACTCTTAGAGTATTCTTTAATATCTATGATGTAGTTTTGCCATGTTGCGTCACCTTTACGATTATTGCGACCACTATTTTTATGAAGAGAAGCACCAATGCGTTTTGCTTCACCACGTTCACTCATTAGTATCCCTTCGTATATAGATTTACTTTAGAAAGATGTTTGTTAATACAAAGCCAGGTAAGGTCTGACGAACTGTAATAAAACCTTGCTGTATCGCAAACTGTTTTACAAGTGTGACAATAAAATTGTCCAGAATATTCTGAATATTTAGGCATTCATAACCTTGTTAATTAAAATATCTTGTAGGTCCAAGTTTTCCTTTACTCCTAATACTAGTTTGTCTCTACCCTGGAACCTTTCTCCTTCTAGAGTGTACCAGGCTCCTGCACGTTCAATGTAACCAAGCATTTCTGCAGTATCAACTAGATCTGCAATGGTGTCTATGCCTACTTCATTTCCTCTAAAGTAGAAGTCATATTCTCCTGATTGAAAGGCAGGGCTTGTCTTTGAGAACTGAAGATCCCATCTAACTTTTCTACCGATCTTCTCCTCAATGATTTTGTCTCCGACATGAATCTTTCCCTTTATTGCCTGGTTATCTGACTCAGAAGAAAACAACTTAACGATAACAGAAGAATAGAACTTTGTTGCCATTCCTCCAGTTGGCTGTTGACTTGTATACATTGCTGTAATATTGTTGCGAGCCTGAGAGATAAGAATCAAAAGGGTGGGCTTCTTTCTATTGTTTGCATAGTTAAGCATCTTAACTGCGCCAGTCATATCTTTTGCTTCTGCACCAATCTGCTTAGTGTTTTCAAGTTGTTTGAGATCTGATCCGTCTTTTTCAAAATATATAGCAGGAAGGAGTGCAGAAATACTATCCACAACAATGATATCCGCTCCCGCCTGCATCAGATCTGTACCAACATCTACCATGTCGTTCATTGTGCGAGCGGTAGAGTAAATAAGGCTTCCCGTGTCTACGCCTAGAGATTGTGCCCAATCTTCCGAATAAGACATTTCTGCATCTATCCATGCACATACTCTTCCTTCCTTTTGCGCCATACCAATAATCTGTAGGCACAAAGATGATTTTGCACTACTCTTACTACCCCAGATTAAAACCTGCCTACCATATGGTAAGCCACCGCCCAATGCACGATTGAGTCCGTATGACGGCGTGGGCTGCCTTTCAATAATAATTCCTTCGCCAGTAGAAATTGACTGACGTAGTTTTGGATTTAGGTTTGCAAGAACGTCGTCTACGTTCACGCTAAAACCCCATGCATCTTTGGACGATCTTTGTTGATAGAGACCTTTTGCATTAGTGCGTCTGTAATGGTTGTACTTACCGCACCGTCTCTTTGCATACCAGACCAAAGATCAAGAAGCCTAATCAATACATCTGCCATTTCTTCAACAACGACAGACTCTCCCTTTTCTTTGCGAATTGCCTCAAGTACCTCGCTGACTTCTGAATGAATCATTGCGAGTTGTTTGAGATAAAAAACGGTGTGGTTGTCTGGGGTATTTGGCTCCCAAAACCCCTTGTCTATCGCGTTGCTGTGAATAGCAAAAGCCATTTCTTCTAAATTAATATTCATGCAATAATCTCCTGTAATGTTAGATCTTCATCTTTTGTTTTTCCAAGTTCAAACTTAAATGGCTTACCCTCTTCTAGTGTTGTATAAGCGGTGGCAAATATTGTTGGGAAAACAACAACAGATTTAAGATCTCTGTGAACATCTGCCAAAATCAAGGATGCCATTCTTTTTCCAGTCTTTGTTACTCTTGGCTTAAATGCTATCACATAATGCTCTTCTTCGCCATAGGGCAACTGCTTATAATTTAAAAACTTTATGAGTGCGGAGTCACTTTCCTGTATAGATTCGACAGGAATAGCCTCCAATATTCTGTTAGATCCAACAAGAACAATATAAGTTCTGCCAGACTCAATCTTAGTTTCCTCGTCATCAAATATACCTACGCTTCCTGTGTTGTCTAGAATTTCTACTCTGCTCCATCCTTTACCTCTCTTAATCGCACGAACAACACCCATAAGAATATAAGCACCCTTCTCATCGAACTCATCTACAGAGTTGATGTGGGCATGAAAGTGTTGTGGAATATTAGTTGTAAACTCTGGAAGATTTAAATACTCGTAAAGGTTGTTTCTAATCTCTTCGTCGTTCCTTGGATTATCTGAAAAAGTCAACGCTCCTACGGCATTTAGACAAGATAGAGCGCGGCTGTTTACTCCATTTCCCTTTGTAAAGGTAAACTCTTCTACTTCTTTATAAGAAGAGAATGGCCTTGCTTCAATATATCTCCCAGCGATTTTATCAGAAATATACTTAATTGCTGCCAACCCAAAACGAATTCCCTTTCCCTCAATTTTAAAATCAATATCTGAATCGTTGATGTGTGGAAGTCGGAGAGGAATATTCATTCTCTTTGCCTCAATCAAATACTCTGTACGAGCATCCTTATCCTTCTCATTCTTAAGCAAGGCAAACATAAATTCTAGTGGGTAGTAGTATTTGAGCCATGCTGTCCAGTATGAGAGTGTTGAGTAAGCCACAGCATGGGACTTATTGAACGAATACCCTGCGTGAGCCTCAAAGTCGTGCCACATCTTTTCAGCAGCAGCCCCGCCAATGGTCAAATTCCTTCGCATCCTTTTTCTTACCAATAATCTTGCGAACCTTGTCAGCCTCTGCAAAAGACATGCCTCCAAGTTTCACACAAGCAAGCATAACTTGCTCTTGGTATAGGATACACCCATATGTTTCTTCCGTAAATTCTTTTAGAATTGGGTTGGAATAAACAATTCCTTGCCTGCCCCTTTTTCTTTGAACATAGTCCTTACCAATTGTATTCATTGCTCCAGGACGAACCAAAGCATTAGAGGCAACCAACTCATTAAAATTAGATACACCCATTTTTACAAGAAGGTTTGTATATGGTGTTGCTTCACATTGAAACACTCCCTTTGTATATCCATCAGACAGCATTTTATAAATGTTTGGATCTTCCATATCTAATTCATTAAGGTTTATCTCCTTTTTTGTTCTCTCTTTAATAATGTTAAGTGTGTCAGACAATACCGTAAGAGTCTTAAGACCTAGAGCATCGATCTTGATTAGACCAATATCTGCTGCCTCTTCCATGTCTACTGCAACCACAGGAATTCGGCTGTCAGAGCCTGTTGCAGACCTTGTTTCCATAGGTGCTATCTTAGAGATGGGTATTTTTGATGTTACGACACCAGCAGCGTGAATGCCCGTACCACGAATTCTTCCACGCAACTGATCTCCATACATCTCAATTTCTGGATACTTTTCTCTAAACCAAGAAATGTTTCTAGATGTTAGATATTCCTCCCATGTATCAACTGCCTTAAGCGCACGATTAACATCAGACAATGGCACATTGAGACAACGAGCAACATCTCTGACGACTCCCTTATCTTTAAATTGTAAGAATGTAGCGATTGATGCAACATGCCTGTACTGCCTTTCTAAATAATCCTTAACTTCTTCACGACGGCTATCTTGAATATCAGAGTCAATGTCTGGAAAGTCATTGCGCTCTGGATTGATAAAGCGGAAGAATAGAAGTCCGTGCTTAATGGGATCAATATCAGTAATGCCAAGGGTGTAGCAAAGCAAAGATCCTGCACTAGAACCACGACCAGGGCCAACCATAATGTCGTTCTTCTTTGCCCAATTCAACATATTACGAACAACAATAAAATAGGAAGCGAACTTCTTCTCTTTAATGATTTCTAGTTCTTCTTCAAGGCGGTCAACATACTCTTGATTAGTATGCAGATTATTATCTTTTAGCCAAGATTCTGCATACTTTCTAATTTGTGCATCAGGATCTTTGTATTCTACTGGAAGAAGATTAAGGTTCCTTTGAATGTTATAGTCTTCTACCTTATCAAAAACTTCCATAGTATTAGCAAACATATCTTCACGGAACCCACCATTTTTCTCCATGGACTCACGCATTTCATCAGAAGACAAAAGATGAATATCAAACTTATTAAAACTCATCATGCGATCTTTACCATAAAGGTAGTCAAGGCGTTCCATCATATTGTCAAATTTCTTTGACTTATCAAATGAGATATCCTTTTCCAGTTTGGCATGTGTATTAAGAATAAGCATCATTTCCTGGATAACCTTTTGATCTACCGTCGCATGGTGACAGTCAGGAGTGACAATCAATTTATACCCACCAGCATCAGCAAGTTCTACCAAAGCCTTATTAATCTCTGGAGGATTATGTGGCATTACCTCAACATAAAAGTCATCTTCAAAATTGTCCCCAAACCATTGAAGATGCTTTTTAGCAACTGCCAATTCATCAAGTTCGATAGCCTTGTTTATAAGACCTGACATGCAGGCAGAAGAAATAATTAATCCATTACGATACTTCTGCAGGATTTCAAAATCTATTCTTGGCTTCCTATAAAAGCCTTCATTCCATGCTATTTCATTTAACTTTCCAAGATTCTCTAGACCCTCATCATTCTTAGCAAGAATAACAATGTGGTTGTAAACTAGGTCTAATGGTGTTGATCTCTCAGACTTATCTCTTCTATCAAACCGATCATGGGTGATATACCCCTCAATGCCAAGAATTGGCTTTATTCCTGCGCTCTTGGCTGCGCGATACATTGGTCTATGTCCAGAAAGAGTTCCATGGTCTGTAATGGCAATTCCTGGCATACCATTTTCAATTGCTCGTGCTACATACTCTTCTGGGTTGGCTACTCCGTCCATAAGGCTAAAATGGGTATGAACATGCAATGGAACGTACAAGGGCTATCCTTTCAAGTTAAAGGTAGGGGAGGGACTTCTCTGGAATTTCAACCGTAACTCAGCAGTTAACTACAACCATCCTAAGTTTTGCGGAATCCAGCACGAATGCGTACCCTCCCCTACCAGCCTAATTACCACTCAATGTTGGTTGCAGAAGTAGAAGATGGATTATCATATCCAAGATAGAACGCTTCTTGCTCTGCATATGGAACGTGCCTAACAGCCAAGTCCAAATCAATTGGATCATGCTTTGACCAATCAAATGGCTCTGTATCTGGAGCACCTGGCAAAAGAACGTAGGTTGTATCTGTTCCAGTACCCTGACGCTTCAACTTCCAAGTAAGGTTTGAGATACTTCCTGTTTCCAAGAAATACTCCTTGACTGTATTAAATGCAGACTGCTTTCCAACTCCCTGTGACCAAATAGCCATGTAGGGTTCCTCAATTCCGTCATCAACAAGAACGTTGACGTAGAATCGGAATCGTCCTCCCCAGCCAGCCTTTGGGTCTTTACGATGCATTTCCTCTGCCCAATCTCGTCCCTCTGTATCCATAGTGTCTACAGCCTTACGACGATAGTCCTTTGGGTTTGTGTGTTCCTTGACAATAATTGCCAGACCACGGTCTGCATCATAGTTTGGTGAATCTTCATCTAGTTCGTTAACAAAACGAACCTTGACACTCTGATTGTCCTCCAACTTAAGCCAGCGAACCTTTGCGCCGCCTTCTACTGGACGATTCTTTTCTAGTGCCTTTTCCATTTCCTTGATTCCCTTAATAATACTCATAATATATTCTCCTTATATGTTTTATTAGATAATTGATAGTAATGGGTCTTGTATTTTAGTTGTAAATATTTTAATATCTGAGTCTTCCATTTCTCCAATATCATTAAAGCGTGATGGAAGCGATACTAGTGTAGCACGACCACCAATTTTTGTAAAGATCTTTTCCTGCATTGATTTTCCAGCATCATCATTATCTCCAACCACAACAACATTATTAAAATACTTTTCTAGTAAATGACATTGTGCATTTGAAACTGTTGATCCCAAAGTTGCAACAGCAGGAATTCCACATTGATCCAATCTAATTGCATCAAAAGAGGATTCTACTACATAAACCTCATTAAAGGTTTTAACTCTGTGAAGGTTGAACAAGACCTTACTTTTAGGTAGTCCTGGAGTATTTTTGAAGTCCTTTCCCTCCACAGATCTAGCAACAAACCCAACAAACATTTTCCCGTCAGGAGAATGAATAGGAATTGTCACCATGTTTTGCTTATCAGAATATCCCAATAAAAACTTTTTAACAGAATTTTCTGATATTTTTCTTCCTTGATAGTATTGCATTGCGCGATCACTATCAAGAGCCTGAGTGTTTAGTCTTTTAATCGTATCGGAATCATAGGGAACATACTCTGGCTCCGTATGAAAAGTTTTTTCTATCTGACGAACAATATCATCGTCTTCTTTTCTAGCATCAATAAATCTAATAGCCTCAAAAATTGTTTTATTAGTAGTCTTTGTAACAAATTCTAAAAGACTTATCGATGTTCCACAACCAAAGCAATAAAAATGACCACGCTCTTTGTCTACTTCTCCTGCTGGAGTTCTGTAATTGTTATGAAAAGGACAGAACATAATCCAGCCATTTGGAACCTCGTTTACTATGTTGATTCCTGAGTCTTCAACGACTCTTCTGACTTGTTCTGGGGAGTATAAATTGGTCGATTTTTGTCTAGTGCTTTGATACATTCTGTGTTTTTCTTTCCTATGTATGATCCATATACTGATAGTTTAAATTCATAATATTTCTTTGTACTGTATTGTAATGTAAAGTCTGGCTCAATGTCAATACGAGGTGCATATCCACATAGCCTCATTTGTGTGTGTAGTAAATTTAAATATTCTTCACGCAGTCTTGGAATACAAGAATCATCTAGAATTTGTCCTTCTAGTTCAAATCTTTTTATTCTTTTGTGAAGAAAAAACTTCATTTAATAATTATACAGGAATGTCAAGGTACTTATTTATTTTTTTAATTATTCCCGTGTTATTTTCAATGAGTCCTAGTAGGGTGTTGCACCCCTTTCGATTTTTATTTACTATCCTCAAAATCGAAATATTTAAATTTTCCCTTGTCGAAATCTACCTGTACAAGAAACTCTCCGTTGAACCCATTTCTGTTTTTCCGAAAAACTGCCGTGATCACATCTGAATTTTGCTCTCTACCAAGAGCCAAAAGCCAGTCAGCATCATAGGCTATCTGCCTTGACCAGGAAGTTTGCCCAAGAGTTGGTACGGTATTCATATTTGTAACATCGTCTGGAGTTGCAGAAGAAATAGCAACAATAGGAATCTGCTCAGAAATAGCAAGCAACTTTAGTTCACGACTAAGATTCTTCATCTTAACAACTTCGTTGTCTGTTCTTTGATTGCTTGTCATAAGGTTGAGATAATCAACAAACACAACATCTGGCTTGTATTGATCAATCTTCCCTCGCAAAACAGAGGGAGAGACCTCCCCTATTCCATCATTAGAAATGATATGAAATGGCGGCATATTATCAAATGTTTTTTCTGCCCACTTCTTAAACATGTCAAGTTCTACTTGACCGCCAGAAAGTTTTCTGTGCGACCACAAGCCTTCTCCAAGAATTGCATAAATTCTATTACGAACCTCTGTCTCTGTCATCTCTAAACTTACAATGAGCGGAGACTTGCCATTCTTCCATGCTTGAGAAGCGAAATAAAGGGCCATCCAGGACTTTCCAATGGCAGGGTAGGCTAGAAGTACCCCCAATTGTCCTGGCGTGATTCCTGAGGGCATATAGTTATCAAAACCTGCAAGACCTGTGTATATTCCGTGATTTCCACTCTCTTGTAATTCTTTTACCTGACGAAAATAAGCAATTGCATCTTCTACGTCTGAAACATCAAGGTCACGAATATCAGATGTTGCCTTTTTAATATTTGATACATCTGTTACCAAAGTGTTTAGAGCATCGACCGCCTTTCCATCTTGCAAGTCTTTTGCTGCTGACCTTAAAATTGATCGTAAGGTATCGTTCAAATATTCTGCTCTCAATTCATCAAGGTGGTGCTTGGTTCCTCCAACATCATTTAGATATGTGAAGTCTCCAAACTTTTCTTCAATGATTTTTGAAGGAGGCAATGAATGATTTCCAGCATAGTAGTCCTTAATAAAGTCCCAGATATCGTTATGAGTCCTTAAAAGATTGTCTACATTTGCTTGCAATAAAACGTGAATCTGCTTGTCTTTGATAACAGCGGATATTACTTTGTCTTCTAAATTAGCCACTTAGCCACTCCTTAGCCATTTCTCTTCTTTCAGCACGCGCCCTGTCGTCTTCTTCTCTTGCAATCCTTGACTGTATCAAACGATCTATGTTATTTGCAAACCCTTTCCAAGTTGGGCTTGAGTTTATAGAAAAATAATATTCCATTGAATCATAAATATCATGTATGGAAAATGATTCTAGCAGAGCATCTGCCGCCCACTGCTCATTGTATTTATTTAGGTTGGGTGCGGCAATGTTTGCATCCCTGCAATGCTTTTCATATCTACTCAATATTGCAAAACGTTCTTTACGATCAGCCATATTAAGCCCAAATAGAAATAGTCGCATTCATACAAAAAGTGCCATCGTCATCATAATGTGAATTAAATCCAAGAACAACGGCATCTTCATGCTTATACATAAACTTATCAATAAGTTTTGCCATCTTCTTCATAGCCTTGCTTGGGGTTGTTCCATATGAACACAATACTATTGGTGTTTCCCCAGAGGCTACATATGCTCCGTTTTTCATTCTAATTCCTTTCTTGCTTCTGTTAGTTTTTCTGAAAGTTGTTCTTCTACAAACTTGTAAACGCGATCTGATGCCTCTTTTGTAGACTCTCCCTCACGAACAAAATCTTCAATCTGACAATCAAGCCTAAGAGATTGAAAGTTTCCTGTGTTAAGAGTAAAACCAAGAGACCATTGAACCTTGGTTGATTCCATGTTGCTCCTAAACTGTCTCTGTAAATATGGGAATAAATCTCCCGTTGTCATCTTTTGTATATAAGATTATACCGTCGCCCATCGCATAACGCAACTCCTGTTCCGTAGGAGTCTTATTATTTGTTATAAGGCCGTCTTTTCTAGGCTGGCCCTGATGAATCATTGCCATTGCCCTTCTAGCCTCCATTATAGTATCTTCTGAGTAATATGACAAGTGGTGAAAGGCTCTTTTTCCTCCTGGAAGTTCCCCCACAGGCTCAGGAATAATACCCTTCTTTACTAATCTTGGAATATGTTTGCGATGACAGTTAAGTAATCGTGCTGTTTCTGCTACAGTATAAGCCTTTTTTCTTTTCTTTTTAAATTCAACAGTGGTTGTTGTCATACGCTCGTCGCGTGTTTTATTATATAAGGTTACAATGCCTGCGGCCCTGCTATGATGAATAACGGTTACTATGTCTCCATTGAGAAACCAAACCCTGCTCTTTCTTTTATCTAAAACGGGGAGATTGAGAACTTCGCCCTCTCTTGCTCTGTTGTTAGCAACCATTGTGCCACTTTATCGCTTTCTGTAAAATTGTGATATATCTTTCTTGATCCACAAATAATGCAAAACGTTTCCATGTGATTTATTGAATTGTACATTCTATCAACAAAAAGTCTACCGTTACATCTTTTGCACTTAAGCATCCGATAATTATAACACTATTGAGGAACACCTATTGCTATTACATTGATTGAGATGCTCACTAGTCCACCAGAATTAAAACGAACAAACCCACGAATTTCTGAATTAGTGATAGAGGTAATAATTGCAAGAACGTCATTGCTTGCCGTACTTGATCCAGGAGAAGAGTTGAATGGTGTTGCTACTGCAATTGGAGGAAACTTAAATCCTTCAAGACTAAAGGTAAACTCTTTTAGTTCTCCCGCCGTAACTTCTGTCTGTGAGAAAAGTTCTTGGCTGAATGCATAAATTCTTGTGCTTGATGTTCTTAGGTCTTGTGGTGCAGCCAGTTCTCTGTTATATACAGTTGTATATCTTTCAGCAGAGGCATCTATTTGATCTGCTAAAGAATTGATAGCGGTTGCCACCTGATAAAGATAGGGAACGTCAATTGGTTGTCCTCTATCTGGCGTGGGTAGTCTTGACATATTATCTCCTAGTAAATTATAGCATTAGACTGGTGAGAAGTTGTATTTTCCATACAAAAAGAAGTCACAAATTGGACACTCTTCCCAAGTAAAAAATCCAACAGCATTTTTATGTGAGGTTATATCTATTTTATTTGTGTTGTTTTTAGCATCATTCTCTGTTGGATGCAAGGTCATTGTTGTTGCAGTTAGCATTCTTGCATAATATATCGTGTCATCTGATAGACCTCCAACAGGATCTGCAGATTTATACTTAACAGCGTATCCAGTTTTAAAAACGTTTGGTGGCAATGTAATAACGTCTGTTGCTAGATCTATTTTGCCAGCACCATTACTTTGAAAAATATCATATGTTGCCTTTCTGAGCCTTGGTCTGCCTGGATAGTATAGTTCTACGCTCAAAGTGTTTATTCCTGCTGGAGAAGTTGGTTTTAAAACATCAAGTGATGTGGACGAAGTTCTTTCTTTATATTCCCATGTTCCGTCAGAACTAGTGGTTCCCCATCTTACCCAAACATCGTATAGGCCAACATCTCCTACGGGTTCTCCATCTTTTTCAACAGTTACTGGGTTCCAAACTATTTTAGAATACCCTGTATGCTTTTCTATGACAATATCTCCAGAAGTTTGAAAAGTAAATTCTGGTTGAACCAAAAAGATTGGTGTCCATGAAGAAAATCTGTTCCTGTCTTCAGTAGTAATTCGATATCTTAGTTGATATCCTTTGGTTAAAATATTAATATCTGGAAGTTGTGATCTTGGAATAATTAATTTTTTAGTCATTAAGATACTCCAAGACCAAATCTAAACTCTACATAGTTGTTTGTATTTTCTGCCTTAATCACAGGAGATCCTGTTTGAGTGATAGTGGGAGAGTACCCAACCATCTTGTACAAGGGATTTTGAGTGCTTATGTTGTCTAACCTTAAAGCATCTAAAGCAATATAATGATTATCGGATAAAACAAAGTCTCCACTATCTTCAACGTATGCCGCAGCAAAAACTCTAACAATAGAAATTTCTCCAGAAGAAAAGTCGGGAGAAGTAATGAGGTCAGATATTGGGAATCGAACAACCTTGTATCTATTATTTGCTATTTCTGAAGAGTCTATATAAATTTCTGATTTAGCAAAACCAGTAAGTTGATCCACCTCGTTTCTATAAAACTCTAAAATAATCTTTACAAAATCTGGTGATCCGCTTGATCCATCGGCATTTTTATCTATTACACTAAATGCTAAAGATAATTCATCTCTAGGATTGTTTCTATTAATATTGAAAGAAATGGGGGATAGGTGAATGTGGGTAGAAACAAACCCTTCTAAGTCTTCTTCTGCAGTCCATGATCCCGTTTTCCAGGCGACACCACCAGCAGATGTCTCACTAGAAGAAACTCCTTTTGCAATAGTAAATGAAGAAGATGTTGCAGAAGTGACGGTTGCCCCCACAACATTAAACAATGAGTTGTCGCATGAAGAAATTGTTATAATATCTCCTTCATCAAAATCGTTGGTTGCTAAATATGTCAGAACAGATCCATTTGATGTTGCAGATGTAATTGGTGTGTCCTCTGACTCAACATTAGAAGAATCTCCCCTTAAAAATATTGATCTATTAAGAAATCTTGGACCTTCTTTTCTTGCAACTCTATCTGCTGTTTCTAAAACCTTGTCTCCACTTCTTGCAATAAAAACCTTGTCTCCTCCGTCTTCAATGTCAAAGCCTGTACCTAAAGTAGATTTAACAGGGATGTCAAATACTGATGTATTGTGTCCCTGCCAATTTTCTTGAAAATTAAAAATTATTCTGCTATCAAACTGTCTGGCTAAGGTATTTGATCCAGAAGACCAGAGAGCAATCTCTGTAATCTCATATCTATTTTCGCTAGGAAGTTCTGCTGTAAGAGATAGTTTTGTTTCACCATTTTCCTGAACAAAACCTCTAGAAGTAATGGGAACTCTTACCATTTCAAAATCCAAAATCTCTTTTTGTTCCAAGTTGCTTGGCATACTGTCTGTTGGACTTAAGGGTGTTTGACCACAGCCGATTGCAATATGAGTGGCATAGTTCGTTATTTGACCAAGCAAAAACTTGGCTATGACATTTTTTCCAGAATTAGTAATCATGAGAAGTCTACCTCATCAATTGTACCATTTGTATCGATCTCTGTTTCAATAATTTCATCTGGTCTTATATCATCAATTTCAATAACGAGGTTGCCTTGCTCATCAAAGTATGGAGGGTTTACTCCTCTAAATAATAATTCAATTTGAAATCTAGAGAAAAATGATGATGAAAGTTCTGGCAACCCAATAATATTATTAGGATTATATCTTCTTCGTAAAGAAGAGAGTTGTTTTACTGGTGAATAAACGACTTCTTGACCATCAATAATATCTGATCGTGAAATATTAATAAGTTCTATCCCTGCAAGATCTTCATACAAAAGTTCTACAAGAAACTCTGGATCTATTGGTCTATCTTGAAACAAAACAATGTCTGGATCTGCTTGCTTTACTCCAAGTGGTGCTCTGTAGGTTTCTTTCATAATCCAAGGGTCTGGTGGCTTTGGCGGCGGCGGCGGTGGCGGTGGTGGTGCTGCTGGGAAAAATGGTGGGGAAGCCCCAGGACTAGAACTTGGAGTAAAATTGGGAGGAAAGTTAGGTGGTCTTAATGCAACGTTTCTGTCCTGAATCTGTCTGGCGTGATCATGAACAGCCTGGAAAACAACAGCATTGTTTGCTCCAGATTGCTGCGCTGCCTGCATTGCTTGCGAAATTAAAGCGTTAGCCTGAGCCTCATTTGTTGTTGCTTGAGCCTGAGCCATCAACTGCTTTGCTCTTTCATGTTCTGGGGTTAATCTTGCCACTATACCTCCGCCAAATATGTAACAATATTTTGTCCTGTTGCATCTTTAGTATACTCCATTGAATAAACCACAAACTTTTTATCTGGAGAAGCAACAACATTCAGTCCATCATTGTTAATATAATTAACATTAACAATATCGCCCAACTGCATATTGTATGCACCAAAAACATTTAGGCCAACCAACAATTTGGGTCGCGTAACATTTTTTAATATCCAACCAAAAACATCTTCTGCCGCCTCATCAGTTTGTACATAGTTTGTTTCAATAGAAAACTCATTAGATCCATACTTTGATCTACTATTTAAAATTCTATTGTATTCTTCTCTTTGTATAAAGGGGTCTGTTATTGTTCCATCAAATCCTGTTACTGGATTAGAAAAGTTTGACAACTTTTTAAAATAATCCTGCACACTTAAAGTTTTTGTAGTGTCTTGTGTAAATGTAATGCCCTGAATTCTAAGAAAGTTTCCTGTTGTATCGTCTAGATTAATGTTTGTATCTAAGCAATTAAATATTAAAAAGTCTGCCCCATACGATCCAGCATAAAATCCAGATATTGCATAACCCTTTAGTTTGTTAAATGTATTCATAACTCTTGCATATAAAGCGGGGAATGCCCTGTCATATTTAATATTTAGATATGCAACTTCTCTAAGTATTGTTCCAAACTCTTCAAAATATAATATATGTGAGGGAGGTTCTTCAGTACCTATACCAGACAAATATGTTTTTTGAATGACTCCACTTAATGCATACTTTCTCAATGCTTCATTGGCATCAATTTCATTATCCCCCCAGAAAGAATTAAACTTGGAGATTGGCTCTGCCACAGAAACCGTACTATTTTGCGTAATGTTCGCACCAATTGCATAAACATTTTCAAACATACATTTTGAAGTTCCTCTAACAAATAGTGCAAAGTTGCTATATTCTGGCAAAGGATCAAAATCTGTTACAGTGGTAATTTGCTTTCCGTTAATAAACAAGTAGAATGTTCTTGCTGAACCAAACTGAACATGTTCTACGGCTAGATCATATACCGTTGGTTTTTCTTCACCCACAAATCTATATTGACCAGTAAACTTTCCATCGTCTGGAATAATGCTTGCCAATCCGCTCCACAATTTAAACGGAATTGCTTTTCCATTTTCATCAGCAAGAACTTTGTAAAAAAATACATTGGCTAGTCCGTTATTTCCATTTTCTGTAAAAGAGGCTTTTCCGCCACTCTTTGAAACAGTGGTTAGTGCCACATATGTTGCTGTCCCTCCAGTTGAAAGGCTTGGGTCAGAAGAAGGGGTTACTTCAGCATCAACAGTAAAATACCAACCAGAAGAAAGTTTACGAACCTCTTTTACATATACTCCAGACAAATTAAATTCAGAATTGCTGTTTCCAGAAATATTAACTTTGTCTCCAGCCTTAATAAATGTTTGTCTTGTATCTCCTGAAGTAACGTTATACTTTATTGTATTTCCATCTGATACAGCATCAATGATACTAAAGGTGGTTACTGATGGTGTTGGAATTACATACCTGATTGATTTTTTATCGTCAGTTATTGCATTAATTCGATACTCTCCATTAAGAGGAGTGGCAGAGTTTCCCGTTGCATTTTGATCAGATAAACCCTCAATAACAATTCTTTGTCCTACTTGAAACTCTGTGGGGTTTTTCATATTTATAACAACAACATTGTCTGTTACTGTGGGCTGAGGACTATTCAAAATTTCTCTTTCAATAACCTTTTTCTTATTTGAACCCTCGTATTTGCTAAGATTGTCTTCTGTTAAAGAAGCGATTTCAAAATAATAACCGTTGTTTGTTTCTTTGTTTATGTTGAAGGCGATTCCACCAGATCCCCCAGCAATTTGAATATTTTTTTCTGGATCATCTAAATTAAGATCTTGGGTGTTGTACATGGTAAACGCTCCAGCAGCAGTTTGAGCCTTATCGCTTCCCGATTCTATTTTTCCTATGATTCTCATTCTTGTTCCAAAGTGCTTATATGGTCCAGGAAGATCTTTATATACATAAGAAACAAAGTCTGATGGGTTAACCTGTTCTGGAAGTTCTGGTCCAGTAAATACTAAAGCAGAAGACTGCAAGGTTCCAGACCTTGTTGTGTCAAAATAATCTTGTTCTAATTCAGAATAATATTTGTTTGCTCTAAAGTTTTTAATTACACCAGTTCTTGTAGAATCTTTTGCTTTTGCATCAGAATTAAAATTTGAAAGACCTGGAATAGTTGTGTCTACTTTTCCAGCCGTACCCTGAGACAATGTTGGATAGTTAATGATTTGACTAGTATTAAAAAGATATTCTTGTGTTTGTTGCAAACAGCCTCTGGCATTATCGTTGTTTGACCAATAATCATTGAGTCCAGCATCATGTGAAACAACTGGAGTTCCAAACTGTCCCCTTCCATGCCTTTTAACTGGTCCATCTTTAAGCCTAATACCATTTTCATCTGTTTCAAATTCTGGTTCTACAAAAATTCTTAACAAACCTGTTGGATACATTTTTCCATTAAAGGGAACTCTTGAAAAAAACTTTTGATATTCTTGTGGACTAGTTATCCAAACAGTTGTACCACTTTGTGCTGCAAATCCTCCAGCAATGGCGTACTGCATTGCATCATATTGAATAACCTCTCCGTTGGCATAGAAGTATCCAGAATAACTTGCTACGTTATTTGCTGCTTCGCCAACATCAATCACATTATTTATTATTTCTCTACCAACAACCCTTGGAATTTCACCTGAAAGATCTGAACCTAGAGGAGCAGCACTTAAAGTAAATCCTTGGCTTTGTTGTGGCAATTCATTTTGACTTCTTAAAAGTTCTCTGCCAGCAATTTCCCACAATAAAACAGGCTTATATCCATAAGTTTTAAATCTATCAATATATGGTGCTTGATTTTGTTTTGATATTGCTCTTTGTATGTATCGTGTGGTATATGTTATTTCACCTTCGTTATAAATTCTTTTTTCTTCAGAAGAAAGACTGATAATGTTTGGCTGAGCCTTTCTTACAAGGTTTCCTCTTGGCTGCCAAAAATTAACCTGATCGCTCCAAACATAAACTAGATTATTAACCGTATTAACATATGCGCCATTTTGTTTTTCGTTGGGGGTTTCTGAAAGATCGGAAACGTTTCCTAAAAATGCATATTCTTCATCAAGATCAGTAATAACAATTTCTTGACCATACATTTTTAAATCAACTTCTCTTTGGTTTTCTTCTGGAACCAAATATTCTTTTGACATAACGACAAAATTATTAAATTCATCAAAAAACATTGCAGTTTGAGAAGCAATGGCTAACTGCTGTAAAACTTCTGCAACATTCATATCTGGCTGAACAAAAAAGAATGGTATAACCATTTCTGGCAAATTATCTATTCTTCTGAAAACATAGTTGCTAAATCCCATATAGTCTAAAAGAAGGGTTACTGCATAACTAATGGACACATCTGTAATTAAAATTTCTGGTGCTTTAGATGATTCAAAAAGAAAAAACAAATCTCTTAAGGTAAAAGATACCGAACCAGTTGATCCAGAGGTCGCAGGAATTGCATCAGTATATAAAGTTTTAAGCGGAATAAAATAATCTATGCCATCGACATTTTTTATTACTTGATAGAATAAGAACTTTGATCTTCTATCAGTATATTTTGCCACTATGCTGCCTTTACGAGTCTGAGAATCAAAAGCATTGTTAATGTTAAATGAAAAATCATTGTCCAGGATGTCTATTGAACCCATAGAGGCTAAGATGTTTCCTACTGGAATTGAACTATTTCCAAGGTCTGAAAGGCTCTTTGTTATAGAAAAGGTAGAAACTTTATCTGAAATGTCTGCAATAATTCTTGGAGAAAACTCAATAAGATCAAAAGTACATTGTGGAACGTTCATTGTTTTTACAGCAATCCTAATCCCACGAATAAAATCTACTTCCCTGAATTGTATTTGTGATGCCTCATTTATAAAGTAATCTGGGTCAGTAAGTTTCTTAATAGTTGGTGATTGAATTCCTGGAGTTGTGTCAGCAACAAACCATCTATATTCTGGAATTATATTTACCCACAATCCCCCATCATAAAACTTAAGCATTCCCCTGTCTGTATCAGAGCCTTTAATTAAATAGGTGTATCCAAATGGTGCTTGTTCTGGAAGCAAAGATTCATCTGCAAGTTCTCCAACAAAAATCATATCTCTTTTATAAAAATCTGGAACATCAAGTCCGTATCCTATTTCTAAATATCCATCATTTTTAATAATTGGTTCGTTATTTGCATCAACAGAGTTTTCATCAAAATCAATAACTGTTTCCCAGTTGCTTCCCTTTAAAACTTGAACAGACCATCTTTGCGGAGTTGTTTGATTTTGAAAACCAAAAAGAGGGTCTTCAAGGTCTTGATTTCCAATTCTAAATGGTCCAAGATTTATATCACCAACATTGGTTTGCATCTTAACAACAATTCTGTTTGCAGGAATTTCCTCTCTATATACAACGAAGGGGGCTGCATCATAAATGTATGATATTCCGTTTTCTGGATTTCTAGAAACACCAAACTCTTGTTGTTCTCCATTAACGATATCTGTCCTGTAAGAAGTCCAATACTTAAAAATATCTTTTCGTGAAGACATATAATATCTTGGTCTTCTTGCAATACTTAAGACTTCTTGCTCATCAACGTTTTTGTCTCCAATGTCTAAATATTGATTTGCTGTATCTCCTAAGAAAAGAAGTTTGTTGATTCCAGATCTTGGCCTGTGCTGATTTAAACAATCCTCTAAAGAATATAAAAGTTTCATCTTTTCATTATTTGTGGTAAATAATGTTGGGATTTCTGTATCATCCACATTTGTATCAAATCCTACCTTTGCATCTGTTGCCCCAGTATAATAATTTCCTATATCTAAAGGATCATATGTTGTAGGAAGATTGCTAAATTGTTCTCCGACAGTACCTGGCCTATATCTGTAATTGCCTACTTTTTCTACATTGTCTGTGTCGTTTAGATTCCATTCAGCAAAGACAGCAGAATCTGTCTCTATAGTTTGAGATGTTTCTAAGTGTCTTTCTAATTCTTCTGATTCAAACATTAAACTTCTTCCAAACTAAAAGAAATGTTCCACATATCATATAGGTTGTCTCCTCTTGTTTCAACCTCATTTGTAAAAGAAATAAAATACATGTGTAGGGCTTGAGTATATCTAGCCATATTGCCTTCACCAAATTTATCATATGAAAGAAATACCCAAAAAGGCCCAGGATGAGATTCATACCATTCTAGAATGTCTGCTCCACCAGCACCGTTATCAGCAGTATGCAATTCTGCATTTGCGTTAGTTATTTTCCCTGCCACACTAAATTCTGGATCTTCTGAAAATGCGCGTGAAGGAAGTCTTGTCCAAGAAGTGTCTAATGAAACTTTATCAGCAGTAAAATATGACCTCATGTTTCCGTTAATCATTCTGGCTCTATTTTCTATTCTTTGTTGAGATAAAGAAATGGGAGATCTGTTGTGATCAGACAGAATGATAAAGTCTTCCCACTCAGTTCCTGTAGGAATATAAAGGTTGTCTTGTAGGGTTCCAGGGTTGTCAGAAAAAACAATTCCCTGTGGTCTGCCCCACTTTTTTCTATTTTGCATGTATGCGCTAGTAGGCACGACCACTCCTAAGTTGTTGCCCTTGAATTTGCTTTATCTTAACCATAACCTTGTTTGCAATTTCATCAGCACTTGCACTTGTTCCATTGATTTCAAAATCCATATTATAGTTATTATACACGGGAGCATTTAGATTCATAACACTCTTGACTGAAGAAGATCCAACTTCTGATCCACCATTTGGAACGTTATACTTTGGCATCTGGAAAGCCCCTTGATTAATTGATCTCATTAAGGGAATTCCGTATTTATCTACCATTGATTTTCTAATTACAAATTCTCCTGGAGTAAGCATGGCAGGAACAGAATCTCGTCCCCCATCCCCTGGAACTCCGCCAGCAGCATAGGGAATTAAGCCACCCATAGGCCTTCTAATTTCTCCTCCTGCATATGCTCCCACATCTGGGAATGGAGTTGGAATATTAATTCCAAATTGTCTGTCAAAAGGCCAAGGAATCCAATCAGGAATTGAAAACTTAATCTTATTGAATAATTTTGCCAATTCATTGATCATGCGCTTTCCTGCACCCAAAACCGCATCTGCTGCTCCCCTAAACCATCCCTTCCATGTTTCAGGATCAAATAAGGCTTTAAGTCCATCCTTCATGGCTTCTACTTTTTCATCAAACGTTAGCCTCTTCCATTCGTCCCACCAAGTTCCGATAGCCTCAAAAGCAGTAACAAAGGCTGATCGAACCTCTTCCCACAGATTTAAGAATGCATCAATCTTGGGCTGAATGTTTTCTTCCCAAAACTCATTCCAAAAATCTCTAATTCCATCTACAAATTCTTGGAATTTTGTTTGAACTTCTGCCCAGGCATCCTTTAGACTTTGTATTTTAGGTTCAATATGTGTTGCATAGAAATTGTTCCATGCAGTTTGAATGTTTGTAATAAATGTTCCAAACCTTGACCTAACATCTTCCCATGCATCTTTTAGCCATTGAATTTTTGGTTCAATGCTAGTGGTATAGAATCCGTTCCATTTTTCTACGACCTTGCCAATAAATTCATCGAATTTTTCTCTAACCTTTTCCCACTGCTCTTTTAGCCAATCAATTCTAGGCTGAATGTTATCTGCATAGAATTGATTCCATGCAGCAATCGCTGGCTGAATAACTAGTTCATCAAATATTTGACCAACAGCAACAAAGAATGCTGCAAACGTTTCTACAACAGCACTTACTTCTTCTATAAATCCGTTCCATGCACTAGTTATTGGCTCAATAACATTTTCATTAAACCAGTCTGATATTGTTGTCCACAAATCCTTAATTGGCTGAATAATGCTTTCGTCAAACCATGTTAACAGGCTGTCCCATGCTCCTTGAATTGCTGGAATAACGGATGTCTCTACCCAGTCAGATACCCCATTCCAAGCATCAGTAAAAAATTGTCCAACTGATGCTGCTGCTCCTGATGCCCAAGAAGAAATATTGTCCCAGACAGACTTGCCCTCTTCTGGCTCTAATGGAACAGCCCCAGCATCCACATCAGACCTTGCTGCATCTCTTCTAGCCTTTGCTGCTGCAAGTTGCCCTTCAAGTCTTTTAATAAGTGCTGGATCTCTTGTTCCTTCTGTGCCAGCAGCACCACCGCCGCCACCTCCGCCACCAGAATCAAGATTTGCCATTTCTCTCTTTGCAGCAAGAATCTGTAATTCTTGATCCAAATACTTCTTTCTTTCTGCAAGTTCTTGCTTTTGTCTTTTAATTGATAATTCAATGTCTCCAAGAATATCTTCTAAAATATCTTTTTCATCATTAAGTTTGTCAATTTGATCTTGAAGTGGTTGAATTTGATCTCTTCTAATTTGCTCAATTTCTTTTTCTTTATCGTAAATGAAGTTTTCTAGATCTTCAATTTCAGGAGCATAGTCATCAATAATCTTTTGGTAAGGCTCAATTCTTGCATCTCTTGCTCTTTCATTTCTTTCAATTTCACGATCAACTGCTTCGATAAGCCTTTCTTGCTCACGAATACGCATCTTGTAAGAATCTTCAATGACATCTTTTTGATATTCTAATTCTTCTATTTCTTCACCAATTGCGTCAATGCGTTCTTGTATAGCATCTCTTTCTTCTTGAATCGCCTTTCTTCTGTTGTCGTAGGCC